TACAGGTGAAACTTATCAAGTATTCTTTGGAGCGGCTCTTAATATTATTTGTGTTAGAAGTGGCGGAGCTGGTTCTGCTAGAGACGACGGTTGGTATAGAGCCAATTCGTCCACAGAAGTAATATGGAGAGAACTTGTATTTGCAGATACATTAACACCTTCTACTGAAAATGAAGTAGTTCCTTCATAATCTATTGTTATAAATAAGGAGAGAATTATTATGGCACTTTCTAAAGTTATTACTAAAAACAACGGTATCACTACTTCTTATCACAAGGTAACTTCTGTTACTGTTTCTCAGGAAAATTATTTAACACTAGAAACTAATAAATGTGTTTATCTTAGTGTGGAACTTACTTCCTATTTTAATGAAGAATATCGTCAAAATAGCGAAGCTATTGAAAGCAATAATTATTATTTTACTATTACTTCCGAAGAGGAAGAGTCAACAAGTGCTCGTAAGCTTGCTTACAATAAGCTTAAGACACTACAACAATGGGCAGACGCAGTAAACTGCTAAATATATAAAAAATATGAAAGAGGTTAATTAAAATGGCTACAAAAACAATCAACACACGTATAGTTCTTACTCATGATGAGTATTCTGCTTTGAGTGATAAAGTACTTAAAGCTGGTGAAGTAGTTCTTGCTAAAGTTGGAACTACTGAGGCAAACGGTAAAGTATCCGAACCTATTTGGATGATGAAAGTTGGCGATGGCAATAGTACTGTCGCGGCTTGTCCTTGGTTAGTGGCTCCCGCTGCTGATGTTCACGAATGGGCAAAGAAAGCAGCTCTTGACGCTAATGACCTACCTGCTATCCCTGGTGACAAACTAGGCATTACTGTCACTGTAACTGGTGAAGGAAATGCTATTACTAATGCTTCTTGGGATGCAACTACAAAAACTCTTACCTTAACAAAAGGTGAAACTTTTGCTACAAAAGCAGAATTCGATGCACACACCCAAGATACTGAAGCACATAAAGATACTACATATGAGGCTGGTACTAAGTTAGAGTTAGATGGCACAACTTTTAATCACACTGCTACAACTCGCACAGATACCGCTGATGCTGCTGACGCAACTTTTGGTGGAACAGTTGAAATTGTGGACAGTGTGTCTTCTGATGAAACAGGTCACATTACCGCTATCAACAAGAAAACAATTACACTTCCTACTCCTGATGAAGTAGTTCTTCCTACTGTTGAAGATACAGAAGTAGCAGGTCAAGTAGTTGTTGAAGTAGACCAAACTGCTGGCGCTATTGATGTTAAGCGCAAGGCACTTGAAGTAGTTCACGAAGATGGTCAGATTTATCTAACTATTGGTGGAACTAAAATTGGTACTGGATTCTCTGATGCTGATTTCATTAAAGATGGATTCTTATCTAAGGTTGAAAAAGACACCACTACTAATGAAATTGTGTTCACTTGGAACACAGATGCTGGCTTAACTGAAACAAGAATTGACATTGATGAACTTGTTGAAGTTTATACAGCTGGTGATGGCATTGAAGTTGAGGACTATGTAATTTCTCACGCAAAACCTGCTACTGTTGCTACTAATGTAACTAAAACAGATAGAACTTATATTTCTGGTATTGAATTTGATGAGTTCGGTCATGTGACTAAAGTTGAGACAGGCGTTGAGACTGACCAAGACTTAACTCATAATCACGATGATGAGTATAAGAAGTTACAAACCGCTGTTGAAACAGTTGGAGCCGCTAATAAGACTTTACAAATTAGTCAAGATGCACAAGGTGTTATTACTGCTACTCCTGTTGATATTGCTATCACAGCTGACCAAGTAACTGACCTTGATGTTGGTGTTACAAAAGTTACCACAACTGCTAACAATGGATTGAAAGTCACTCCTGTAGCTGGTACTGGTGATGTAACTATCGACATTGATGACACTATTGTGTTTGTGTTGGATGGCGGAACATCTGCTAGATTAGGTTAATTTAGATTAATTTTAATATTTTATTGAGATAATTTAAAATAATAGCGGGTTATTTCATTAATCCGCTATTATTTTTTAACTTTGATAATTTTTTATTGTATATATTATTTAGAAAGATTATCCTTTTGAAAGGGGATATTTTATAAATGGATAAAATGACAAAGAAGACAGAAAACAACACTTCATTAGTATCCTTTGGTAGCTATGACTGGAATAAGGGTGTAGATGGTAAATTTTGGGAAAATGATTCTACCCCCCTTGACGCAGACAATATGAACTCCATTCATGTTAGCGTAAAAAATATAGACAGTAAAGTCTATGAAAATTCTGCCAAAATTGGAAATTTAGAGTCAGAAGTAGAAGAAAACAATACTGCTATTTCAAGCTTATCCGAAGTTGTTGGTGGATGGGACAAAGAGGATAAAGACTCTACAATATCCGAAGCATTAGAGAATCTTATAGAAGAAGTAGGCAATATTCCTGAAGTTCCGAGTATGGAGGATATTGAGAATGAACTATCAAGTTTGTTTCAACCAATAACAGGTAGAGTTACTTCCATCGATGATACTGCTACAAACGAACAATATCCGTCAGCAAAAGCTGTTTTGAACGCCATCTCTGCTTTACCGAATGGCGGAAGTTACTTAAATGTAATGAACAGTACTGGGGATTATTCAATAGTGACTAGAACAGACCCTGGAAGCTCAGATGGTGCTAATGTTGCTAATGCCCCATCTTCTGTAGCGTTGGGATGGGGTAATAACATACAAACAGACCCAAACGCTGACGGAAAAACTCAATGTGCTTTTGCTATGGGAAGTGGCAATATAATTGGTGGTGAGAAAGGTGAGGCAGGATGTTCTGTGGCTCTTGGTTATAAGAACGAGTGTTATGGAAATACATCTTTTTCCTTTGGTTCTGAAAATATCGCGTCAAGAGCAAATTCATTTGCTATGGGCTTAAAATGTACTACAGGTGGAAAAAACTCAATGGCGATGGGAGAATACTGCCATACCGAAGCTGACTATTCTATTGCGACAGGAAAAAGTAGTTACTCTCAAAAGATTTTCGCTTTCTCTCACGGTGAAAACTGTATTGCTGCTGGAAACAACTCAATAGCAATGGGGTATCATTGTTTATCAGAAGCAATGTCTTCTGTAGCTATTGGAGCCGGTACTCATGCAAGTGCGAATTGCTCAGTGGCGTTTGGTTATAACACTATGGCAGAGTATGACAGTCAGTTTGTGTGTGGAAAGTTCAACGCAGGCACAACAATGGGAGGAGTTTCACCAGCATTTGAGGTCGGAATAGGAACAGAAGAAGCTCGTAAGAGCGGTTTTGTAGTTTATAGTAATGGTGATGTTAAAGTAGACCGTAATTGTAGCGTTGGTGGCAATATCGAAGTAGCTGGAATGTCACTATTTTATGGCTCTGCTAGATTTGATAAGGGAATTACATCACTTGGAAATAGCACTTTTGAAAATGCTGAAGTAAGGGGCTCTATAGACATAGGCAACCTTAAAATATCTGGTAAACCTGTTTTAAAGGTGCTTTATAATGATTACACACCTATACCTGAGGATGGTAGCGAGTCTATCGTATTTGAAGGAATAGACGATTACACATTGTTCTTAATAGACGATGTTTTATTTAAAAAGGAGAACGACTACTTAACAGCTTCAATATCAAATATTGAGTCAATAGGTGATACCATAGACATAGAAAATACTTATTATAAAATTAAAATTTACGATGATGGAAATGGGAATAAAGGACTTTATATTTCAAATAACCCTACAGATGGTTCAAACCCATCAAAAATGACAGCATATGTTCCATTAATTGGTAACACATCACCTGAAATTTTCTCAGGCACCATACTGTATGTGAATACTATTATAGGTGTTTACTAATTAAAATAGTTAACTATTGTTTTTATTAATATAAATTGACATAGGAGATGATAAAATATGGATAATGAAAAAGAAAAGAAACAAAGTGAAAAGCCAAAAAAGAAAGTGTCCAACATAATGTTAGTACTTATCTGTGTGATGATTACTTTATATGCGGCTGCTAACTTTATACTTCAGTATTTTTCTGGTGTTGAAGTTAGTCCCACTCTTACAGGAGCTTGGTTTACTTTCTGGACAGTAGAAATTGTAGCACTTGCGGCTATTAAAACTACAAAAGTAAAAAATGAAAAATCCAATAACACTACTTCAGAAAATGAGGCTGTGTGTGACAACGAATTTGATAGTGTTACCGAATTTGATTGTGTTACTGAATACAATTGTGAAGAAACAATTGAAAAACATTAATTAAGGAGAGAATAATAATGACTTGGGAAAACATTTCACCTGACCTTTATAACTATGTTTTATTTCCTTTAATTGGAATATTAACTACATTTGTATGTGTATTTATTACTTGTAAGATTTCACAACTAAAGAAACGAACTGACAATGAAACAACACATAAGTACTTGGATATGCTAGATAAAACAATTACTGACTGTGTATTATCAACCACACAAACTTATGTGGACACATTGAAAAAACAAGGCACTTTTGATGTGGAGGCTCAAAAAGAAGCTCTAAATCAAACATATCAAAATGTTTTGAAACTTCTTACAGATGAAGCGAAGAAATATTTAAGCAATGTGATTGGTGACTTGAATGTTTATATTTTGAACAAGATTGAGTCAGAAGTTAAAGTCACCAAACAGTCTTTTTAAGAATCATAGTTAAAATAATTTTATGTAGAGGTAGAGTAAATACACTCTTCCTCTACATTTTTAATTGAAATATTGTATATATATTATATAAGTGAAAATATTTTTAAAGGTGTAAATATATATGAAAGATTTACAATTTGTGCAAGATGCTTTCAAACAATCAGTACATAATACAGTTTCAATTGAGGCTGCCGCAAATGCCATCATAGCAGATAAGATGAGAAGAATGACACCTCAAAAATGGGATGATGTGTTAAACTATGTAAATAGTTTAAAATTTCCTCTTGTCGTTTATCGTGGCTTTAAGTACCTTAACGGCAAAGATGATGTTAGATTGTCTCCAAAAGACTTGGGAATAAACTGGACTATTGATAAAGAATTATTTAGAAGTAATGATTCTCATTTCAATAATTGTGATTACATTACTGTAGGTGAAATTACTGAGGACCAAGTAGATTGGGTACAAACTATACAAAATTATATTTATTACTCCTTAGATAAGATTTCAGGTAGGTATCCAGAAAAAGAAGTTACTTTGAAAGGACATCAACTACCGAGAAATTTAATAGGAGTATTTTCTAAAGAGGAACTATTTAATAACTATTAATCAAGGGAATGGTCAAGTAGATGATATCTAATGAGCATATGAAACTAAATTCCTTATCTGACAGTGAAAAAGAATTAGCAATGAAAATTTTGCAACAACTTTCCACTGACGGTAAATCTGATTTATATAATGACTTACTATATTCAGACTACGAAGAGATACCAGTAGATATAGAAACTTTTTTGAGAGACCCTAATTATCTAGGAAAAGGTCTTATAAATGATGAGGGAAAATTCACTGTTTATCCATACTGGGTAAAAACATTAAAAAAGATTTTCCCAAATCCTCTAGAGCCATCTGCCTACAATACATTAGCTCTATCTGGTGCTATCGGTCTTGGTAAATCATTCGTAGCCGTTCTATGTGGTTTATATGAACTATATAGAATGATGTGTTTGAAAGACCCTTATCTGCATTATGGATTACAACCAATTGATAAAATTACATTTGCTGTGATTAACATAACATTGGATGCGGCAAGAGGTGTTGGTTGGGATAAAATGCAACAACTACTACAATCGTCACCTTGGTTTATGTCCAAAGGAACAATTACAGGCACAACAAATATTACTTGGAATCCTCCTAAGGGAATCGAACTTATTCCTGGCTCTTTGTCAAGACATATAATTGGTCGAGCAGTTTATTGGGCATTTTTCGACGAAGTTTCATTTCAACCAAACCAAGATGTAAATAAGCAAAAAGAAAAAGCTAAAGCATTAGTAAATACTGCGTCAGCTCGTATGCAATCTCGTTTTATGAAAGGCGAGAAAAATCCTACCTTATTGGTTTTGGCTTCATCAAAAAGAACTGAACAATCCTATATGGAAACATTCATAGAAGGAAAGAAAAAACAAGACAGTAAAACAACTTTAATAATTGATGAGCCTCAATGGGTAATTAGAACAGATAAGGATAGTCCGAATAAATTTAAAGTTGCTATTGGAAATAAATTTTTAAGTTCAGAAGTGGTACCACTTAATTACACAGAACAAGACTTAAAAATTTATCGAGATAGAGGATATACTCTATTAGATGTTCCAATGGGATACTATGAGAGCGCAATAGATGACATCGATGTTTTTTTGACAGAATCTGCCGGTATATCTACTTCAAGTTCAAATAGATATATTTCTGGACCAAGAATAGCCGCTGTTAAGAAAGTTAATGTAAATAATGCCTTTAGAAAAGATGAGATAGAAGTAGGCAATGGAAAAGAAGATAATGCTCAATATTGGGATTTCTTTGATATTGAAAAAATAGACCCAAGATTGAAGTATAAGCCATTGTATATACATATGGATATGTCTGTAAGTGGGGACAAAACTGGTATTGCTGGTGTATTTATTGCTGGTAAGAAACCTCCCACAGAAGGACAGCCAGCATCAAAAGACTTATTATATTCTTTAGGATTTTCTGTTTCAGTGAAGGCACCAAAAGGACATCAAATATCCTTTGAAAAGAATAGACAATTTATATACTGGTTAAGAGAACAAGGATTTAATATAAAGGGAATTAGCACTGACACATATCAAAGCGTTGATACTGGTCAACAACTTGGAGCAAAGGGATTTAACTACTCAGTTATATCCGTGGATAGGGTAGATTCAGATAGAATTTGTAAGCCTTATCAATATTTTAGAAGTACTATTTATGAAGAAAGAATAGAGTTGTATGATTCTCAACTACTGACAGATGAACTTATTGGTCTCGAAAGAGACAATAACAGTGGAAAGATTGACCATAGTCAGGCAGGAATTAACTCAAAGGATATGGCTGACGCAGTTTGTGGTGCGATATGGAATGCTTCTCAAAACGCGGAACAATTTGCTTTTGAATATGGAGAAGATATAGAGTCAACCATTGAAGTTAGCTCTAATTCAAACTACGACAATAAAACTCAAGTAATCCTAGATTTTGAAAATGAGTTGAAAAAAGTACATTCAACCAGTTTTGAGAAAAATATTGAAACTACTACTGGTGCCGGCTTGACAGACTTCGGTATGGGAAGAGCGACAACAAATTATAATTCAAATTATATGTCACAAGGCATAGTAATTTGGTAAGGAGTAACATATGGAAAATAATACAACCGCATTTGTAAATGATGAGAAGATATATAATTCTCCCATACAAAGCGTTCCAAAACCTGAAAAAAATATAGGTATAGATACTAAAGATGTATTTTTTGACAACATCGCAAATGCGGGATTGTCCAGTTCATTGGACATTAGTGCATTAGAATCATTCAATCAAGTAGCACAATCAAGAGACCAACTATATGCGATGTTGGATACAATGTCTCAAGATTCTATGGTATCTGCCGTATTAGAAACTTATGCAGAAGATGCCACAGAATATAATGATAATGGTAGAATAGTTTGGGCAGAATCTACAGATGGAGATATTGCAAAGTACATAACTTTTTTGATTGACACAATTGGTGTGGACAAACATATTTATAAATGGGTTTACAGTTTATGTAAATATGGTGATGTTTACTTAAAATTATTTAGAGAATCAGAAACAAAAGATTTGTTGTTTACAAACGATAAGGACAAAAAATTAAATGAGGATGTAAACATTAAAGCTTTTTCTAAAAATGATAGATATACTCATTATTTAGAGATGATGCCAAATCCAGCAGAGATGTTTGAATTGACTAAGCTTGGAAAAAGTTATGGCTACATTAAATCAACCATAAGAACCCCATCTCTTACCAATGATAATCTACAAAACCCATATTTTAGATATAAATTTAAAAAGTCTGACATAGATGTATATAATGCCACAGAATATGTACACGCATGTTTAGATGATAATTCATCTAGAACACCAGAAGAAGTGAGCATATTTTTGGATGACACAAAAGATTCAGCTGCACTTTCTTATTCTGTAAGAAGAGGTCAGTCTTTATTGTACAATGTATTTAAGGTTTGGAGAGAGTTAAGTTTATTAGAAAACTCTGTTCTTTTGAATCGTATTACTAAATCTTCTATTACAAGAGTTATAAATGTGCAAGTAGGAGATATGCCAAAAGAGGCAGTAGGACCACACCTTACAGGAATAAAGAACTTAATAGAGCAAAAATCTGCATTAGATTCAGGTAATGGGTTGTATGAGTATACAAACCCAGGCCCTGTTGAAAACAACATTTATGTCCCTGTAAGAGGAGAACAAGGTGGAATCTCTACCACTCAAATAGGCGGAGATGTTGATGTTAAATCCTTATCAGATTTGGATTATTTTAAAAATAAGTTTTTTGGAGCATTGAGAGTTCCAAAACAATATTTTGGTGATACAGATGACGGAGCAGGATTTAATGGAGGTCAATCATTATCTATAATATCAAGTAGATACGCAAAGGCAATAAAAAGAATTCAAAACACAATATTGCAGGCTTTAACTGATGCCATAAATCTTATGTTATTAGATAAAGGCTTGGATAGTTATGTTAATAAGTTTGAACTACACATGTTGCCTCCAACAACACAAGAAGAAATTGACAGAAGAGCGAATTTATCTTCCAAAATTCAAATTGCCACAGACATTATGAACACTCTTGGTGAAATGGAAGACCCAATAGCAAAGATAAAGATTTTAAAATCATTACTGTCTAATGTGGTCTCAGACACGGATATAATTCAAATACTTGAAACTTATATTGAAGAAATGGAAGCTAAATTATTCAAAGAGAATGCAGAATCTTCTGATATGGAAAATTCTGAAGATACTGCTTCAGACTCAATGGATTTTGGTGGTGGTTCTTCCAGCGGTGGAATGCAAGATGACTTGCTAGGTGATTTTGGAGACACAGACTCAATGTCGGATGAGGCAGAAGACATTGATAGTGAAGAAACTTCTGGAGATGAAACTATATTGCCAAGTCCATCCGATTTAGATTTAGACCTGACTGACAATGATAGTGAAATATAATTAGCTTATGTAGGTAATACCTTGTAGGAGATGTAAACAAAAATGATTACTAGAAACGATTGTTATTTATTATTAGCAGAATTGGCGGATAGGGGAGTAGACACATCAACTCAAATAAAAGATTTGATGTCGTCCCCTACCCCCTCTATTGAAGTTATAAAATTTATTAACGATAATAGAGAGTTAAATTTAACTGCTTTTTATGAAAGACTTAGAAAGAATTATAATCATAAAAAATCTAAGTTATATGTAAACATAATGAAGGATGCCGAGCATCCACAAGATGTGCTAGTTACTTTATCTAGTCTATTGACACAAATATTTTTATTTGCTAAAAATGTAGACAATAGACAAATGTTTTTAAGACATTCTAGAGCAGATGAAATATCTAAAGTATTATCAACTTATTTTAGGGAATTTGATTTAACTGGGTGTAATAAACTAATTAAACTAATTAAAATAGATATAAAAGCATTAGAATCTATAAAATAAATATAATATATATTATATATTATATATAATTAATATTGTATATATATTATATATATTTAACTTAACCTGTAAACAGGTCTATATATATTATATATATTATTTTTTGTTTGTCAACTATTTTAAAAAATTTATTTTTTGATTTCATTAAAATTTCTAATGTTTTTTTACACTAAATTATATGTAGATTAATTTAGAAATAAATTAAAGATTACAGACAGGATGATATTTATGTTAGAGAGTTTTAATCTGAATAACGAACTAGAATATCAGAAATTATCACCTGATGAACAATCAGCAAGAGGTATTCTTGGTAGATTAAAGGGTGTTATTGCTGATTTTAAAAATCCCACTCGTAATGGTAGAAAATACACAGAAGAACTTTGGGAACAAACTTTCAATAATCCTATAATGAAGGAAAAAATTGAAAACAGATGTTTGTTCGGAGAACTTGGACATCCAACTGACCGTCAAGAAGTTGATATGGAGAAGATTGCGATTTGTATGGCAGAAACTCCTAAAAAAGGTTCAGATGGAAAATTACATGCTGTGTTCGATATTTTAGCTACCCCTTGTGGAAAAATACTTAAAACACTCTGTGACTACGGATGTAATATCGGAGTATCAAGTAGAGGTAGTGGAGATACATACACCGACTATGACGGACAAGAGATTGTAGATAAAGATACTTTTGATTGTGAATGTTGGGACGCAGTTTTAATTCCTGCAGTAAAGGAAGCAAGACTACAATATGTTAATGAATCTCTACAATCAAAGAAAACATTAAAGTCTGCATTGTGTGAAGCACTTGAAAGTGCCAATGATGTAGATAAAAAAATAATGAAAAACAAATTGGATGAGTTATCAATTGATTATTCACCTGAAAAGGTTGATAATATAGAGAATGTCGAAGAAAATGAGGCAGCCGACAATAACGGGGTATCGTTAGTATCCGACCTTCAGGAAGCTTTAAAGAAGAACAGAGAACTTGAAAACCAACTTATAGTCCTCCAAGAGAAGTTATCAGTTAGTTATACTAAAGAGGCAGAATTGAGGGACACTCTAACAAAGTATAAGGGTTCTATTCAGGGGCTTACAGAAAGTGCCAAAAAAGGCAGATTGATGGAGCAAAAAGTTTCTGCTTTAACTTCCGAACTTGCATCAAGAGATGCGAAAATTTCAAAACAAGAGGATGCCATTAGACACCTTCAAGAGAGTAGAAAGACATTTGTTACAAAAGCAAAGTCTCTTAATGAAGATATGTCAGAAAAAGACAAGAAAATCAAATCTTTAGAAGGACAAATTGGCAATCTAAATGAGAGCATTAGAAACCTTAATGCTTCCAACAAAAGAGAGAAAGAAACTCTTATAGAAAACATCGAAGAACTAAAAAAAGATTCTGCGATAAAACATTCAGAGTACTCTTCAAAACTATCTAAGGCAAATCAATTGGTAGAGAGATACAAAAAAATTGCCAACGAATCAATAGCAAAATATATAGAATCTCAAGCATTGAGAATTGGTGTAGATAAAGCTGAAATTAGAAATAGATTATCTGAAGGGTTCTCATTTGATGACATTGATAGAGTTTGTGAAGATTTGCAAGACTATAGAGTCAATATAAGCAAACTGCCATTTAATGTATCACAAAAAACTAATGTAAAAATGAAAATCAAAGAATCGAAAGAGCCTATAAGACCTGCGAATAGGCTATCAGATGAAATAGATGACCAACTAATGTCATTAGCAGGTTTATTATAAATAATTTATAACATATTAATTAAATTCTAAAAAGGAGAAAAAAATTATGAATTTACTCGAATCTTATGCAAAGAGACTTTCAGTTTCTGAGAGTGTTTATGCAAAGCAACACATGGGTGCCAAAATGGATACTCATAAGAAATTGACTGTTGCCAAAGTTCTTGAGAATACTAACAAATTTATGAATGAAGCTTTCGAAGGAACAATGGGAACACAAAGAGCAGACATGGGTGCTTTCAAGAAATTCTGCTTGAACTTGACCACTGTTGCTCTCCCCAACTTAATCGCAAATGACCTTGTTCTTGTTAGCCCAATGTCTTCAATGACTGGTTACATCACCTACATTGAGTACGCAGCTGGCACCAACAAGGGTGAGACCACAACTGATGATGTGTTCAACAGCCCCTTCGGTCTTGGCAAAGTTGACCCCAACTACACTTCCGATAGAATTGTTGAGCCTGTAACAGCTGGTGAGGAGTTTACTCCTGCTTGGACTCCTGTTGAAGGTTCCATCAGATTCCTTGTTGACGGTGCTTGGGTTGAAGGCGAAGTTGGAACAGTTCCTGCGGGCGCAACAAAAGTTGCTTATATCTATGACAACATTGTTGTTCCTCAAAAGAATGCACTTCCTACTGTTAGAGCTGAAATGAAATCAATTTCTCTACTTGCTAAAGCAAGAAGAATCGCTGTTTACTACAGCCAGATTGCTGCTTTCCAAGCAAAAACTGATTATGGTTTTGACCTAGGCGACCAATTAGCAGAAAAAGCTGTTGGACAACTTTCCTATGAAATTGATACTGAAATTGTTCAATTCCTTGATACTATTGCCAAAGAGAATGAAGACAAAATTCCTACTTGGAGTAGAGTTGTTCCTGCCGGTATTTCAAAAGCTGAGCATTATGAAAGTTTTGCAGAGGCTATTGAGTTTGGTAGACAAATCATTTATGATAGAACAAAGAGATTTGCTCCTAACTACATGGTGATTGCTTCTGACATTCTTCCTATTTTGACCTTTATGAGAGGCTTTACTGCTGCTCCTGCTGGTCAAATCAATGGTCCTTACTTTGCAGGTACCTTGAATGGTCTTAAGGTGTATGTATCTCCTGCTATCGAAGCTGGTAGATACTTACTCGGTGTGAACGGTGATGATATGATGAGCTCCGTCGCTGTTTATGCTCCTT